CAAGCCGAGTTGGCGAGGAACGCCAGCGACGCCCAGCTTTCCCGCCAGGCCGGCACCATCACGGCCCTCGAGGCCGCCCTTTCCCGCGAGCGCCAGGCCCAGGCCGACCTGGACCAACAGCGGCAGCAGCTGCGCCAGGCGCTGGCCATCCGCGAACGCTTGATCGAGGACCTGAAACGTGACGATGAACCCTATCGCCAGTGGGCTGACCAGCCTCTGCCTGATGTTGCTCGCCGGCTGCAACAGCGCCCCGCTATCACCGGAGCGGCCGCTTATCATCAGTGGCTGTCCCGCCGTGACGCCCTGCAGCCTGGAGTCAGCGGCACCGAAGGACAACGGCGGCCTACAGACTGAAGTCGAGCGTATCGGCCTGGCCTGGGCCGAATGCGCCGCGAAGGTCGACATGATCATCCGCACCCAAGGGGCTACCCATGAACAAGCCCGATAGCCTGAAGGCACATCTGCTTGCCGCCGTGCCGGAACTCAGGAACAACGGCGACCGTCTGGTGATATTCATCGACAACGGCCGGGTCCGCAGCACCTCGGCCGAGAGCCTGTCCTTCGAATACGCGTATGACCTGCAGGTGATCCTCACCGACTTCGCCGGGCACCCCGACAGCGTGTTTCTGCCGCTGCTCGGCTGGCTGCTGGTGAACCAGTCGGATCTGCTGGCCAACCTCACCAAGGTGCAGGACGGCATCACCTTCGAGGCCGACATGCTCGACCGCAGCAAGGTCGACCTCGGTATCGTCCTGCCACTGACCGAGCGTGTCGTCGTCAAGCGTCGCGAGGATGGCCGCTACGATGTGAGTCACCCGGAAGAGCCCCAGCTCACCGAGGCCATCGAGGTCGATGGGCCGATGCAGATGCTCGCCAACGGCGAGCTGCTGGCCGAGTGGACGCCGCCGACGCCTACCGAGGCCGTCATGCTCGAGACGCCGCAGATCAGGCGCCCGGCCAATGGCTGACAGCCTCGAGGCTCTGGAAGACTGGGCAGGGCCGATTCTCCGCGCCCTCGAGTCAGGCCCTCGTGCTGCCCTCGCGCGTTCGCTCGCCCGCGATCTACGGCGCAGCCAACAGAAGCGCGTGATGGCACAGCGCAACCCCGACGGCAGCGCCTACGAGCCACGCAAGAAGCGCGAACTGCGCGGCAAGCAGGGCCGTATTCGGCGCAAGATCAAGATGTTCCAGAAGCTGCGCACGGTGCGCTATCTGCGCGCCAAGGGCGACGCCCAGGCGATCACGGTTTCCTTCGCCGGCCGGGTCACGCGGATCGCGCGAGTCCACCAGTACGGGCTGAAGGATCGCGCCGAGCGTGGCGCCCCAGAGGTCCGTTATGCACAGCGGCGCCTACTCGGTTTCACCGAAGCCGACCTTGAGATGATCCGTGAGGGGCTGCTCGCTCACATTCCAGCCTGAGCATGTACGCGTGGCCGCTACAAACGCCGCTGGCTGCCTCCCGCGCGCGCGTCGCCCACTATCGGCGGCATGAACGACTTCGCCGCCCTCTCCCGCATGATCGAGAACCTGATCCGCCTCGGCACGATAGCCGCGGTGGACCATGCCGCGCAGCGCGTCCGTGTGTTGACCGGTGACCTGCTGACCGGCTGGCTGCCCTGGGCATCGCCGCGGGCCGGCGCCGACCGCGAATGGAACGCCCCCACCCTGGACGAGCAGGTACTGCTCTTCAGCCCATCCGGGCAGACCGCAAATGGCGTGGTCCTGACCGGCTTGTTCAGTGACCTGATCCCGCCCAACGGCGACCGCGACGCCCTGCATCGCACCACCTACCGTGACGGCGCGGTGATCGAGTACGACAGCGCCGCCCACCACTTGCGCGCAGTTCTTCCCGCCGGCGGTACCACCGAGCTCATCAGCGACGGCGGCATCCACATCGTCGGCGACATCACCCACCAGGGCGACTACATCCAGACCGGCAACCAAACCGTCACCGGCAAGGTCACCGTGAGCGTCGACGTGATCGCCAAGGGCATCAGCCTGGTCGGTCATACCCACGGCGGCGTCATGCCGGGCGGCGCTACGACGGGGAAACCGCAGTGAACGCCCACACCGGCGGCGCCATCGACCGCTTGGCACACATCCGCCAGTCGATCGCCGACATCCTCACCACTCGCATTGGTAGCCGCGTCATGCGGCGCGAATACGGCAGCCAGTTGCCGGAGCTGATCGATGCTCCGTTCAACGACACCACCCGCCTGCAGGTCTATGCCGCCACCGCCATGGCCCTCATGCGCTGGGAGCCGCGCATCCGCCTGAGCCGTGTCCAGATCACCGGCCAGAACCTGGCCGGCCAGGTGCTCATGGAGATTGACGCCACCCTGGTGGACAGCAACGAGCCGCACAACCTGAGCATCCCCCTGCAGATGGGCGCCAGCGCATGACAACGAGCTTCGTCGCCATCGACCTCAGCCAGTTGCCACCACCACACGCGGTGGAGCAGCTGGACTACGAGCAGATACTCGCCGAGCGCAAGGCCTACGCCATCAGCCTCTGGCCGGAGGATCAGCAGGCGGAAATCGCCGCCCGCCTCGCCCTGGAGTCCGAGCCGCTGACCAAGCTGCTCGAGGAAAACGCGTACCGCGAAATGCTCTGGCGCCAGCGGGTCAACGAGGCGGCTCTCGCCAACATGCTGGCCAGCGCCCAGGGCGCCGACCTCGACCAGCTCGCCGCGAACTACAACGTCAAGCGCCTGGTTATCCAGCCCGGAGATCCGTCGAAGGTGCCGCCCGTGCCGGAACTGCTGGAGTCCGACGACAGCCTGCGCGAGCGGGCGCAGATGGCCTGGGAGGGCCTCAGCACCGCGGGACCGCGTAACAGCTACATCTTCCACGCCCGCGCCGCCGACGGCCGCGTCGGCGATGCCTCGGCCGTCAGCCCATCACCCGCCGTTGTCGTGGTGACGGTACAGGCAGCCCAGGGCAACGGCAGCGCCCCGGCGGACCTGCTGGCCATCGTCGACGCCTACCTCAACGATGCCGACCGTCGCCCCGTCGCTGATCGCCTGACAGTCCAGTCCGCCCAAGTGCTCGAGTACCGTGTCGACGCGACGCTCTACCTGGCCACCATCGGCCCGGAGTCCGAGCCGATACTCGATGCCGCCCGGGCCCGTTTGACGGCCTACGTCCATCAGCGTCGACGCCTGGGCATGGAAGTGTCCGAATCGGCGGTGCATGCGGCCCTCCACGTGGAAGGCGTGCGCAAGGTCACGCTCAGCAACTGGTCGGACATCGCCGCCACACCAGCCCAGGCGCCCTACTGCACCGGAATTACGCTGACGCTGGGGGATGAGTGATGCCCAGCTTGCTCCCACGCAACGCCACCGAACTTGAGCGCCTGGCCGCCGAAGCCCTGGCGCAGATCGAACGGGTACCGATCCCATTGCGCCAACTGTGGAACCCCACCACCTGCCCGGTCGCCCTTCTCCCGTACCTGGCCTGGGCGTTCTCCGTCGATCGCTGGGACAGCACCTGGCCGGAGCGTGTGAAGCGCCAGGTCATTCGGGATGCCTACCTCGTCCACTCCCACAAGGGAACCTTGAGCGCCCTGCGCCGCGTGGTCGAGCCCGTCGGCTCGCTGACCGACATCCTCGAGTGGTGGCAACAGACCCCCGCCGGCGTCCCCGGCACCTTCGAAATCACCGTCGACGTCAGCGACAACGGTCTCGACGAGGAGACCGTGCTCGAGCTCGAGCGCCTGCTCGACGACGTGCGCCCAGTCAGCCGACACCTGACCCGCCTGGACCTGCGCATCACGCCGGACATCCTGGCCCGCCACGGACTGGCGACGATCGACGGCGACACCCTGGAAATCAGCCCCTGGAAGCAGTGATATGACGACTCCCAAGTACGGCGGTCTGCTCACCGACATCGGCGCGGCAGCGCTGATCGCAGCGAGCGAGGCCGGGAAGAAGTGGCAACCCACCCATATGCTCATCGGTGACGCCGGCGGCGCGCCCGGCGAGACGGCTGACCCCATCCCCTCGGCCGCTCAGACCAAGCTGATCCGCCAGCGCTACCGCGCTCAACTGAACCGCCTGTTCGTCTCAGAGCAGAGCGCAAACGTACTGATCGCCGAGCTGGTCCTGCCGATGGCCATCGGTGGATTCTGGATACGGGAGATCGGCCTCGAGGACGCCGACGGAAAGTTCGTGGCGGTCGCCAACTGCCCGCCCAGCTTCAAGGCCAGCGTCGAGAGCGGGAGCGCGCGCACCCAGACCATCCGCGTGCAGATCATCCTATCCGGCATGGAGCACGTCGAACTGATCATCGACGACGGCATCGTCTACGCCACCCAGGACTGGGTGACGGCGAAGGTTGCCGCGGACTTCAAGGGACGCAAGGTGCTGGCCGGCAACGGCCTGGTCGGCGGTGGCGATCTGTCTGCGGATCGCACCATCGCCTTGCCAGCCTCCGGCGTGGCCGCCGGCACCTACCGCGCGGTCACCGTCAATGCCAATGGTATCGTCACCGCCGGCAGTAACCCGACCACGCTGGCCGGCTATGGCATCACCGATGCCTACACCAAGGCTGCCACCGATGGCCTGCTGGCACAGAAGGCGAACAAGGCCACCACGCTGGGGGGTTACGGCATCACCGACGCACTGAACGTCAGCGAGGCTGTCACCACCCCGACGGCCAACAAGCTTCTCCGGCTGAACGCGGCCGGCCAACTGCCGACCTCGATTACCGGCAACGCCGCCACGGCCAGCCGGCTGGCGGCGGCTATCACGCTCAGCGCAACCGGCGACGCAACCTGGGCGGCGCGCTTCGACGGCTCCAGTAGCGTCAGCGGTACCCTGACCCTGGCCAATACCGGTGTCGCCGACGGCACTTACACCAAGGTCAGGGTAAGCCCCAAAGGCTTGGTCATTGGTGCCACGACACTCACTACCACCGATATCCCTGGGCTGGACGTGAGCAAGCTCACCAGCGGCATCCTGCCTGCTGCCCGTGGTGGCACAGGCAACGCTATCGGCCAAGCGGCAACTGCACTCAAGCTGGCCTCCCCCCGCACGCTAGCGGTAACAGGGGACGCAACCGGCAGCACTGCATTCGACGGAAGTTCCAACGCCACGCTCGATATCCGGCTTGTGAACACGGGGGTCACCGCCGGCGTTTACACCAAGGTGAATGTCAACTCGACTGGGCGAGTGATCGCGGGCAGCACGCTTGTACAGAACGATATTCCTGCTCTGGATGCATCGAAAATAACGTCAGGGATGTTCGCTGATGCCCGCCTGCCCTGGTACGCACAGGGGCTCTGCACCAGCGCGCCGATCACTGAAGACCCGAACACAACGAACATCCCGCTAATTCTCACCAACCACGCGAATGGGCCACTCGCAGGGCAGTATTTCTATATCCAGACGATGATGTACAACCAGCGCAACGGCAACGCGGCGCAGATTGCGGTGCGCTACGCTGCGAATGCCGAAATGTATGTGCGCTACATGTACAACGAGGGCAACAAGCGTGGGGTCTGGTCCGCCTGGCGGCGATGCGATGTGGGTGGCTCGTTTGCAAAAGAACCCGATGGCCGCCTCGGCGACAATGTGGACCTGAACTACTTCGACCAGTCGGGCTGGGTTTACCAGACTGCAAATCTCTATGCGCAGAACGGTTCAAACTACCCGACGCCGAAAGCCGGCAGGCTCATCGTTCATAGGGCCAACAATGATTTCGTATATCAGACCTACCAGACTCATGACGGCGCCATATTTCATCGTTGCCGCTATGCGGGTACATGGCAGCCGTGGCGCAAAGTATGGACTGATGCCGAGCTCAACTGGAACGCCCTTCCCGGAAAACCTTCGACATTCCCGCCCAGCACACATGTTCACTCTACGGCGAGCAGAGGGGTGAGCGGCTGGTACAAGAACAACGATACGGGGGTGATATTCCAGTGGGTGAACCTGTCTATCGGTGACCACCCTGGGGGAGTTATCGATCGGGTCGTGACGTTCCCCATTGCCTTTCCGAATGCCTGTCTACATGTCGTTCCAACTGTTAGAGAAAACGGCCGTCCTGCCATTCCCGCCTCAACTGTAACGGTTGCAGAAAAAGCCAGAACGGCGACCAACTGCACCATCGTTTCAAGTGAGTACATCGGGAATGTGCAGAACTTCGGCATCAATGTTTTCGCAATTGGCTATTGAGGTGGAACATGTTCTTTTATTGCCCGAAGACTGGCGGCTTTTACTCTCCAGAGGTACATGGTGAACAAATGCCAGCGGAATCGGAGCTTTGGCCTCTGACGGATGAAGAGTACGAGGCACTGCTCGACGCTCAGGGCCAGGGACTGTTGATCGTCGCTGGCGAGGATGGACAGCCGGTCGCCACGCCACCACCACCTCTCGGAGACGAGGCTCTGGCAACGATCGAGCGCGATTGGCGCGACCGCCAGCTCGACGACACCGACGCCCTGGTCGCACGTCACCGCGACGAGCTCGAGGTTGGTACCACGACGCTCAGCGCGGAGCAGTACCAGGCGCTGCAGGCCTACCGCCGCCAACTGCGCGACTGGCCGGAGTCCGGTGAGTTTCCGCTCGCAGAACACCGGCCGGCCGCACCGGACTGGCTCGAGGCACTCTTCGCAGATGGCGTCTTGTAGCTTCACGCCGTACAAGTTTCCCGCCTCGCCCCATCGCCGCGCGCGCGGCAGCCTGTGCAGTGTCATCAAACCACTGCACAGGCACACCCCATGGCCGCTGACCAATACCATCACGGTGTCCGGGTCCAAGAGATCAATGACGGGACCCGCCCCATTCGCACCATCGCCACCGCGATCATCGGCCTGGTAGCCACCGCCGAAGACGCCGACGCCACCGCCTTCCCGCTCGATACGCCGGTACTCATCACCAACGTTCAGGCCGCCATCGGCAAGGCGGGCACCAGCGGCACGCTGGCCGCAAGCCTGCAAGCAATCGCCGACCAGGCCAACGCCGCCACTGTGGTGGTGCGGGTGAAGCCGGGCGAAGATGAAGCAACGACCAACAGCGCCGTCATCGGCGGCGTCAGCGCCGAAGGCAAGTACACCGGCATGAAGGCCCTGCTCGCTGCCAAGGCCCGCTTGGGCGTGGTACCGCGCATCCTCGGCGCGCCGGGTCTGGACACCCAGCCGGTCGCTACCGCACTCATCGCCATCGCCCAGCAGTTGCGCGGCTTCGCCTACGTCTCCGCCAACGGCTGCAAGACTAAGGAAGAGGCCACCGCCTACCGCGAGAACTTCGCCGCGCGCGAAGCCATGGTGATCTGGCCGGACTTCCTGACGTGGAGCACCGTGGTCAACCAGACCGTGCCTGCGCCAGCTGTTGCCCAGGCACTGGGCTTGCGCGCCCGGATCGATCAGGAGGTCGGTTGGCACAAGACCCTGTCGAACGTCGCCGTCAACGGCGTGACCGGCATCAGCGCCGACGTGTTCTGGGACCTGCAGAGCCCCAGCACCGACGCCAACTACCTCAACGAGAACGAGGTCACCACCCTGGTGCAGGAAGGCGGATTCCGTTTCTGGGGTTCGCGCACCTGCAGCGATGATCCGCTGTTCGCCTTCGAGAACTACACCCGCACCGCCCAGGTGCTGGCCGACACCATCGCCGAGGCGCACATGTGGGCGGTCGACAAGCCCATGCACCCGTCGCTGGTGCGCGACATCCTCGAGGGCGTGAACGCCAAGTTCCGCGAGCTCAAGGGACTCGGCCTGATCATCGACGCCCAAGCCTGGTACGACCCCAACGTGAACGACAAGGACACGCTCAAGGCCGGCAAGCTGCGCATCACCTACGACTACACCCCGGTGCCGCCGCTCGAGGACCTGACCTTCTTCCAGAAGATCACCGACAGCTACCTCGTCGACTTCGCCAGCCGCGTCAACGCCTGACACCCAGCGCTCCCCGGACGGGGAGCCGACCCACCTGATTCCCGGAGAGCCCTACCATGGCCATGCCGCGCAAGCTCAAGAACATGAACCTCTTCAACGACGGCGGTAGCTACCAGGGCGTCGTCAAGTCCTGCACCCTGCCCCCGCTGGCCCGCAAGATGGAGGCCTTCCGCGGGGGCGGCATGAACGGCCCGGTCAAGGCCGACCTCGGCTTCGACGATGACGGCATCCAGTTCGAGTGGACCCTCGGCGGCCTGGATCTGACAGCCCTCAAGCAGTACGGCGCAGTCAGTGCCAGCGGCGTCATGCTGCGCTTCGCCGGCTCATTCCAGCAAGACGATACCGGCGAAGTCACGCCCGTCGAAATCGTCGTTCGCGGCCGGCACGAGACCATCGAAATGGGTGACGCCCAGCCCGGCGAAGACACCGAGCACAAGATCACCACCACCTGCAGCTACTACAAGCTCGTCGTCAACGGCGAGGAAGTCATCGAGATCGACCTGCTGAACTTCGTCGAGAAGGTCAACGGCAAGGACCTGCTCGAGGCACAGCGCAAGGCCATCGGCCTGTAATCCCTTCCCGCCGGCCCGGCCGGCGGTTTCTTTCCCCCTTGGATACCGAACCCATGAAAAACGAAAAAAACACCGCAACGCCGGCCGAAGACCAGACCACCACCGACAACTTCGTAGTCCTCGACCAGCACATCAAGCGCGGGGAGCAAATCATCAACACCCTCACTCTGCGCAAGCCCTCCTCTGGCGAACTGCGCGGCCTGCACTTGCTCGACCTGCTGCAGTTCGATGTGGCCGCGACCATCAAAATCCTGCCGCGCATCAGCCAGCCGACCATCACCGAGCCCGAGGCCGCCGGCATGGACCCGGCCGACCTGCTCGCCTGCGGCCAGGTGATCGCCGGTTTTTTGCTGCAGAAGCGGGCGAAGGCGGCAGCCTCCCTGATCGCGTAGAAAACGCCATGGCCGACCTGGCCGTGACGTTTCACTGGGCGCCGGACCATATGGACCGGCTCTCGCTCACCGAACTGATGGAATGGCGCGAACGCGCCCGGGTACGGAGTTCCGCCGATGGCGAATGACCTGCAGCTGCGCGTGCTGCTCAGCGCGATCGACAGAGCCACCGCGCCCTTGCGTCGCATCATGCAAGGCAGCGACGCGACGGCCCGGGCGCTCAAGGCAACTCGCGAGCGCCTGAAGCAGCTCAACGCTCAGCAGAGCGACGTGCGCGCCTTCCGCACCCAGCGCGGTGCCCTGGAGCAGGTCAGCACCGCGCTGGCCGCGCAACAGGCCCGGGTGAAAGCGCTGGCCCAGCAGATGGCCGCCGCCGGCAACCCCACCCGTGCGCTCACCCGCGACTACAACCGGGCTATCCGTGAAGCCGGTTTCCTCAAGCAGCAACACCTGCAGCAGAGCCAAGCCCTGCAGCAACTGCGCACGCGCCTCAGCAACGCCGGCATCAGCACCCGCAACCTCGGCCAGCATGAGCGCGACCTGCGCGCGCAGATCCAGGCGGCCAACGGCGCTATCAACAGCCAGGCGCAGCGCTTGCGCAACCTCAGCCAGCAGCATGAGCGCCTGACCCACGCCCGCAACACATACAGCCGCGGCATCCAGAGCGCTGCCGCTCTGGCCGGCACCGGCATGGCGGCGCGCGCGACGGGCATGTACACCGGCGACAAGCTGCGGCAGATGCTCGGCGTGGGTTACGAGTTCGACGCAACGATGTCGGCCACCCAGGCGGTGACCCGCATCGAGCGCAAGGACGATCCGCAGATGCAGGCGCTGCGGCAACAGGCCCGCACCCTGCCGCTGTCCAGCAAGTTCACCGACAAGGAAGTCGCCCAAGGCCAGTACTTCCTGGGCCGCACCGGCTACAACGCGAAGCAGATACTCGGCGCCATGCCCGGCATGCTCAACCTGGCCGCCGCGGGTGATATGGACCTTGGCGACACCGCTGACATCGCCTCGAACATCCAGACGGCGATGGGAATTCCGGCAGAGAAAATGGACCAGGTGGCCGACGTACTGACTGCGGCGTTCACCCGGAACAACGTCGACATCCGCATGCTCGGCGACTCGCTGAAGTACTCCGCCGGCGTCGGCCGCGAGTACGGCCAGAGCCTGGAGACAGTCACCACCGCCACAGCCCTGCTCGGCAACGCCGGCGTCCAGGGCAGCATGGCCGGCACCTCGATGCGCTCTGTTCTGACCCGCCTGGGCACGTCCAAGGCGGTAGCCAAGCTGGGCGTCCAGACCAAGGACGCCAACGGCAACATGCGCGATATGCTGGACATCCTGAAGGACATCAACAAGAAGACCGCCGGCATGGGCAACGTGCAGCGCGGCGCGATCTTCAAGGACATCGCCGGGCAGTATGCGGTGACCAGCTTCGGCACCCTGATGCGCGCCGTCGAGGGCGGCCAGTTCCAGACCATGCGCGAAAGCCTGAACAACTCCGAGGGCGAGGCCGCGAGGGTCGCCGCTACCCAACTGGACAACCTCAAGGGCGACATGACCATGTTGCATGCGGCCCTGGAAAACATTTCGGTCGAGCTGTTCGACAAGAACAGCCCCTGGCTGCGCGAGCTCGCCGCCGACCTCAGTCACCTGCTGCACAACGTCGGCGAGTTCCTGAAGGCCAACCCGCAGGTCAGCAAGGGCATCGTCATCACCGTCGCCGCGTTCTCGGCGCTGATGGCCACCGTCGGCAGCCTGGCCATCACCCTCGCCGGCATCCTCGGCCCGATGATCGCGGTCCGCTTCATGCTCGGCACCATCGGCATTCGCCTGCCCGGGCTGATCGGCCTGCTGAAATTGCTGTTCGCACCGATCCGCATGCTGGCCGGCCTGTTGATCGGCCCGCTGGTGACCGCCCTGCGCGTCGTCAGCATCGCGCTGTGGGGCTTGGCCGCCAACCCGGTGGTCCTGGCAATTGCCGCCGTCGTGGCGGTGCTGGCCGGCGCCGCGTATCTGATCTATCGCAACTGGGACGCCGTCAAGGCGTACCTGCTCGGGATGTGGGAAGAGATCCAGGCGGGCCTGAACGGCGGGATCGGCGGGATCATCCGCATCCTCCTCGACTTCAACCCACTCGGCCTGATGTACCGCGCCTTCGCAGGCGTCCTGGGCTACCTGGGCATCGACCTGCCGGCACGCTTCACCGATTTCGGCAACATGATCGTCCAAGGCCTGGTAAACGGCCTGCTCGCCGGCATCGGACAGATCAAGCGCGCGATCCAGCGCGTCGGCGGTGCCGCGATCGACTGGTTCAAGGACAAGCTCGGCATCCATTCGCCGTCGCGAGTGTTCGCCGACCTGGGCGGGTTCACTATGGACGGCCTGGCCCAGGGCCTCGGCGCCGGCCAGGCCGGCCCGCTGGGCGTGATTGCACGTATCGGCCAGGGCCTGGTCAACGCAGGGCGCCAGGCTGTCGCCGGCCTGGACAGTGAGCTGACCCGAGGCACCCGCTCTACGATCACCCCGCCGGCAGTGGTGACCGAACTGGTCGCGGCCCAGCGCCAACGCTCGCCGACGTTCGACCAGCCGCTGCTGGCCATGCTGGGCGACCTGGGCAAGAGCGCCGGCGCCATCGGTGCCCTGGTGCTCGGTGCCAACGCCCCGGCGCAGGCGATCACCATCGACAACCGTCCCCCGGTCAGCTCGGCGCCAGCGGCAGTCAGCATTGGCGGTGACACCTACTACATCACCATCCAGGCCGGCGCGGGCAGCGACACCGCAGACCTGAAACGCACGCTCAGCCAACTGCTGGACGAGCGCGAACGCAACAAGGCGGCGCGCCTACGCGCACGCCTGCAGGACCGGGAGTAACCACCATGATGCTGTCCCTCGGGATGTTCGTATTCAGCCTGCACACGCTGGCCTATCAAGAGTTCCAGCGGCAGACCGAGTGGCGACACGCCAGCAGCAGCCGCATCGGTGCCCAGCCGGCGCGCCAGTTCGTCGGCCGCGGCGACGACGCGATCACCCTGCCTGGCGTGCTGCTGCCGGAGCTGGCCGGCAGCGCATTGAGCCTGGACGTGCTGCGGCAGATGGCTGACACCGGGTCGGCCTGGCCCATGGTCGAGGGCACCGGACGCATCTACGGCCTGTGGGTGATCGAGCGCGTCACCGAGACGCGGACACTCTTCTTCGCCGACGGCACCCCGCGGCGGATCGAGTTCTCCCTCGAGCTCAAGCGCATCGACGACGGCCGCACCGATCTGCTCGGCTCGGTCCTCGGTACCGCCGGCAACCTGCTGAGACGCATCCTGTGATCGATGCCGCCCTCGCCCGCGTAACGGGCTACCTGACCAGCGCAGTCGAGCAGCTGCAGCGCGACGCCGGCTACCCGGTGCCGGTGTTCCGGCTCACGGTCGACGGCAACGACATCGCCCAGCTCATCAGCCCTCGGCTGATCGCCCTGGATCTGACCGACAATCGCGGCCTCGAGGCCGATCAGTTGAGCGTGACACTCAGCGATCATGACGGGCTGCTCGCGATCCCCCCGCGCGGCGCCGTGCTGCACCTCTGGCTGGGCTGGAGTGACAGCGGACTGGTCGACAAGGGCACCTACACCGTCGACGAAACCGAGCACAGCGGCGCGCCGGACGTGCTCAGCATCCGCGCCCGCTCAGCGGACCTGCGCAAGGGCCTGAAGGTCAAGCGCGAACGCAGTTGGAGCAGCCCGAAGACGCTGGGCGACGTGCTCACCGACATCGCCCTCGGCAACAACCTGAAGCCGGTGCTCGCGCCGGCGTTGGCGGGCCTGCCGATCCTGCAGCTGGACCAGGCCAACGAGTCCGACGCCAACCTGCTGACACGCCTGGGCGAGGACTTCGACGCGGTGGCCACCGTGAAAGCCGGCTGCCTGCTCTGCCTGCCGGCCGGCGGCGGCAAGACTGCCAGCGGCCTGGCGCTGCCGCACATCAACCTCACCCGCCAGGATGGCGACCAGCACCGCTACCTGCAGGCCGACCGCGACAGCTACGACGGCGTGCGCGCGTACTTCTACGACGTGAACAGCGCGAAGAAGCAGGAGGCCATAGCCGGTGCCAAGGGCGACAACCTCAAGGACCTGCGCCACACCTACAGCGACCGCCAGAGCGCCCTGCGCGCCGCCCGCGCCGAGTGGAACCGCCTACAGCGTGGCAGCGCCACGCTCAGCTACGTGCTCGCCAAGGGCCGGCCGGACCTGATCCCGGAGCTGACCTACACCCTGCAGGGCGTGAAGACGGAGATCGATGCGATCATCTGGTACGGCGGCAATGTGCAGCACAGCCTCAGCGCCGATGGCGGCTACATCACCAGCCTGGAGCTGGAAAGCAAGCTGCCCGAGGACCTGGTCAGCGACCTGGCCGACGACACCGGCGGCGACTACACCGGCATCATTGCCTACTACCGCGACGAGAAGAGCGGGACGGAGAAGACCATCACCGCGGGAAACCAGAGCAAGCCACGCCGCCTGCGCTACCTGTACAGCACCAAGGCCAGCGCGAAGCGGGCTGTCGATCGGGAATGGGGGAGACTGCAACCACTGTCAAGATGATCAAAGACCACAGAACGGCCCCTCCTGTGTTTTTTACGCCAAAAGGTCTTCCAACAGCGCCCCCATTAGTCAGGCAAAATGCCAGAGTGAGAATTTGTCTCCCTCCCCCCCTTTCCCCCCTTCGTTTGCCCCGTATAATCGCGACCGTCAATAGGGGGTAATGCATGCCAACAGCAGTTTCACTTTTTTCTGGATGTGGAGGGTCCGACGCAGGAGTCATCGCGGCGGGCTTCGACGTCATCATGGCAAACGACATCCTCCCCTACGCCCGAGACGTGTATTTGGCGAATTTTCCGGAAACCGACTATCGCCTAGGTGACGTGTGCGACATTTCCGACTTTCCGGCAGCCGATTTACTTGTGGGTTGCTACCCTTGCCAAGGCTTCAGCCAAGGAGGAGCTCGCGAGGCCAACCGAAAAATCAATACCCTGTACCTTGAGTTCGCTCGCGCCTTAAGCATCATTCAGCCCAGAGCTTTCATTGCCGAGAACGTCTCTGGTCTACGTCGTAGCACCTACAGGCATCTACTGGAAGACCAACTAACAAAGTTCGCGGAGGCCGGCGCACACGGTTATAGCGTATATTGGAAGCAGATAAATGCTCATGAGTACGGGGTCGCACAAGAAAGAAAGCGTGTAGTAATCGTAGGCATTCGCAAAGATTTGAATGCCGAATACAAATTCCCGGCCCCTACTCATGGCCCAAACGCTGAGCAACCATATTTCAACATTGCTCAAGCTCTGGAAGGACTACCTGAGTGGCCAGAAGGGGAGTTCTGCGAGGACCCCTTTCACTGGTATTACCTGTCCCGCAATCGGCGCAGAGATTGGTGTGAAATCAGCAAGACGATTGTCAGTCACATGCGCCACATGCCGCTGCATCCCAGTAGCCCCAAGCTACATAGAATCCATACTGATAAGTGGGAGTTTGAAGTAGATGAACCTGCCAGAAGGTTCTCCTTCAGGGAAGCGGCGCGCTTGCAAGGGTTTATGCCTCGCTATACTACTCATGGTGGAGACCTGATCTTCCCTGAAACCGTTGAAAGCAGTCAAAAAAATATTGAATACAACATTTTGCGACAGCGCTACAAGGTTGTAGGAAACGCTGTACCACCGCCTATGTTCGAGGCGGTGGCATCAGCACTACCAAACATCTGGGCTTAGACCAAATCGAGTCTTTCTTCTAGAAAATTTGCTAGGATTTCTGGAGGATCAATATTCCTCCAGTCATCCTCAAAACTAATATTTTTAACAATCCTCAACCTATCAAAAATCAACGTATCCCCTACCTCTCCCTCAACAGCCCATGTTCCCCTGTTATCTCGAAAGCTATGCGGAATAAATATAAGCTGCATCCAAGGATGTGTGGCATGTATATACCTCAACCGACCATGAGATATCTCACTCTGCTTTCTTGACCACTCTAAGCGTGAGCATGCACACTGCGCTAATGCAGATGGAATATTTCGGCATTCATACTCATCAAGAGACAGCCAAGCAACTAAGTCGATACCCCCATCACCTGAGTCTCTGGCACGAAATGTTTCTTCATTACAAAGACCAACCGCCCCGATGTCCTTAGCTAGCTGATTGATTCGCTCCCATTTAGCCCCCCTGTATTCTGTTTCGTTCTTACCAAAAGCCTTGACTTTAGCTGAAACTGGAAATACTGAACGCAACGTAACAAGGGAAACCCTTTCAAAGGCATCAGTAAGCGAACCATTTATATACTGCCGATCAAAAAATGGGAGATTAGCACACAACAATATTAACACGTACAACTTATGCTCTTCTGGTAGAGTCTCAGGTGCACTAATAGTCCTTCTCCCAATGTCCAAAGAGAATGGATAACTACCTCCAAATGCTTCTACTCGCCACGCGATATGGTTAAAACAATCATCCAACTCTTGGGCTGATATCTTGCTCCCACCAACATCTCTGATTTGGTCAGAGATGGTTTCTCTCGAGCACACTCGATCCTGCGTTACCAAGCATAGTATCTCAGCAAAATCCGCAATAGTGTGAACATCCCTATCTCGTGGAGCATCCAGATTGAGCATCACTCTTCTCCAGACATCACATCTTGGATAGAAGCAAAAAGAGCAGAAGCCGACTTTTTAATCCGCTCAGCCTGATTTAAGTCAGGCTGATCCAGCCCTTCCACCGCACTAAGCGTAAACTGAGCGTTCTTTATGCTACTCTCAGCCTCTCTTAGAAGGTGTCGTAACGCCTCTAGCGGCCCTTCCGTATATAGGTCAGCATGTGCTAAAGGCTCGCCATGTCTAAGCACTTCCAGAGCGCGATCATTCGCCACAACCCTCGACAATTTATCAAAGTTGCGCGACTCACCTAACACTGTACTTGGCCCATGACTTTTGTCGAAAACCCACCCAAAAAACTCTACGAACTCCTTTTCCTTCAAACCAGCCGCATCAACATCAGACGCACCCTTAATACCAATAAAGTCACAAATATTAGGATAACCAATACCAGTAGTAAGCAAAGAGAAAGGTATATCATCCTCTTCCAGCTTTAGACTTACTAGCAAACCAGTATCTCTAGCATGCTCCAAAAGCTTGAGCCCTGTTAGGAGTTTTGCAACATGTGAAGATTTACTTCCAATCTCTTTAGCCAGAGCTTTATGTGCATCCGCATGACCTTTATCTGCATGACGCTCTCGCAGTTGCTTCAGATATCTAGCCTTAGCTAAGGAGTCCCACTCTTTGATGCCAGTTATGTGGCGATACCCTAGATAACTAAGTATGTTATCCCGATCATCAAACTCCAAGACAGGAATATCATTAACCTTCTGCCTTGCAGATTCTCTAGCCTGCTTAACTTGACCAGCCATTACTGGAGGAGGGCTACTGCTTGCCAGAAGTTTTAAGGCACCAAGCCGCCGGTTACCTTCCACAACTGTATAACCACCACCTGCACGAGGAACGACCAGCAGGGGCTCACCTAAGAAGAATCCATGCTCCCCGATAGATAGCATTAGCTCTATCAAGTTACACTCTAGGAGCAAGTACTTTATTACATCCTCATCAGGCTTATTTCGCAAAGCCACTGGAAGCCGAGGGTTATCAGGATCAAAATGAAGCTCATTCAAACTAACGCTTGCAAGCTTTGTCATAACCAGTCCTTTACACAGTAACAAGGCTGCGAAGCCTACCCATCTATTAGTCCTAGTCAGGCATCCGCGGCACAGGCTAGGCGCTTCTGATCGTAGTCCTTCTTATGTCCCTGTAGTTCAGGCAATGGTTCGTCCATATCCGCCTGTACAACCAGATCGGACAGTACCCACCCCAGCGCCTCGTAGGCTGCAAGGCAAACATCGCTGGCACTCCTGCGGATACCTGGTCGGTACCGATCCAGATCGCCGAACACCTCGGTCACTTGGTCAACACTCAAGGCCTGCAACGCGTCCAACATCCTCTGGTGAAGGTTGTTCATCAATTCGATCTGGGCGGCCGAGTCAGCCACCGCAGTACATGAAACCATCAGTCCGACCGCAGCGACCGTTCCCTTGAGCCAGTTCATACGTCCCTCTCTTCACAGTGGGGCCCTCGGCTACAACCGAAGGCCCATCCAATTAACGCCTCCTGAAAGCGTACGCCAACTGCAGCAGGTCCAACTGCTCCTGCTCGCTCATCTGGCTCAGGCAGATCAGCAGGGCGGTGAGCACGATGGGGTCGATGGGCCTATACATTGGTCTACTCCTTTGACAGGCCACCCGGCGACACGATGTCACCGTGATAGCAGCCCGGGAGTACCCCATTCTTCACATAGGCCCGCGTGCCAGAAGCAGAAATCCACGGTAGGTCGCCCGGGATTTTTTTTCCCTGCTGGCGAGGTGTCCTATTTGCTTGTACGACGCGACTCAGTTGACTCTGAGATACCTCGCCCCACCCGTAGGTACGCTATTCGGTCTTCTTCCTCCATGGACTTCATGTACCTCAGCACATCAAGTTCCTCCTGACTGAGTGACTCAAGCTCTGCAGGCTGGCGACGCCCAGTTATAACGTAAAGCACATCAGCGCCAAGCAACGAGGCCCTCAGTAGATAGGCCGCGTCAGGGCTGCGTTCGCCTTTCTCATATGCCAGTTGGGTGTTTTTCGACACACCACACTGCTCGGCAAGTTCGGTTTGGCTCATCCCCAACCGCTGCCGCTCTTCCTTCAGGCGTTCGCCTATGGTCATAAAAGTTGGACCTCAGGCGTTGACATTACCTGTTTTCAGGGACATCATCGCCTTGCATTCACACGAAATCACACGAAACGAGACTATGCACAACGCCTACCCCACCGAGCAAGCGTGCGAGAAAGCGCGCCAGCATCTGGCGAGCCAAGGGCTGTCGGCCAGGCAATGGGCGGTGAAGAACAACCTCACCCCCTCGACCGTGTACGCCGTCCTCAACCGGCAGAAGAAGTGCCTGCGCGGCGAAGCCCATCGCGCGGCTGTCCTTCTCGGCATCAAAGACGGCGTGATCGCACAATAATGGCCACCGCACTGGGGGGACACCAGAAGATGAAACGCCCGCTCCTAGAAACGCGGCGCCAGGTGGTCAGCGCGATCATCGGCGCCTACCCCGGCGGTCGCGAATGCGCCGCCGCCCGCTTGGGCCTCGATCTGAAGAAGTTCGACAACCACGCCTACGAGAACGCCGGCAGCAAGCCGCTCAGCGACGACCAGCTGCGCTTGCTCGAGCAGGAAACCGGCACCAGCCACTTCCCCGAGTACGTCGCCCACCTGTATGGCGGCATGTTCGTGCAGATGCCCGAGCCAACCCAACTCGACAACCTCGACCTGTACGCCAGGGGCGTCGACACCGCCATCAAGCGCGGCGAGGTCGACCGCATCATCGCCGAGGCGCTGCGCGATGGAGAAATCGACGAGGCCGAGCTCGCCGAAATCATCGTCGCCCACCGCCAACACCTGGCCGCACGACATGCTGAAGTCGGCGCAGTGATCACCCTGCACCGGAGGGTCAAGGCGTGAGCGTCTACAAGCTCGTCTGCCCCTGCTGCCACAGCCGGATGCGGATTCGCTCCTCCGAGGGCCAAACCCCGTGCTTCCGCTCGATGTACGCGCAATGCACAAACGCGCTCTGCGGCGCCACCTTCACCGGCTCCCTGAGCTGGGACTACCAGCTCAGCCCCTCGGGCCTCGAGCGGCCACTGCTGGTGCTCCCCATGGCGCCTTCGAAAACCCGTCAACTGGCACGCCGCGACCTCGCGGCCGCAACCAACCAGTTGGACCTGCTGGACCACATGGAGTGCATGCAATGAACGGTACCAACGACTATCGCAGCACCATGCAACAGGCCGCCGCAGCCTACTTGCGGAGCAACGCGAACCAGTACCTGTCATCCGGCTCCGACCGGCTGTTCGGCGCCTGCGTCAATCATCTGGTCAAGGGCCTTGAGGTTCCCCAGTTCATGGCCGAGCGACTAGCCCAGCGCGCCTGGGACCAGGTCTTCGCAGGTCCGGAGCCGATCTGGCTGGGTATCGACTGGGGCGAGGGTGACAACGAAGTGGTCTACCTGATCGACACCCGCAGCCACTGCCGCTTCCCGATCCCGGCCCGCTACCTGCCCGACCATCTGCTTAAGCAGCGCCCGCAGCACACCCCGTAACCACCCTGAAATCGACCCACCCACTGCCGTGGGTTTGGGGAAGTTACGCCCAGAATTCGAGGTATCCCGCCATGAGCGGCCACATTTCAATCACCATCGAAGTCGACCAGAACCAGGCTGAGAAGTACCTGCTCTGGCTGGTCAGCCAGTACGAAGCCGCCATGGCCGAGTGCTGGTACGACGATCGCTACCGCTATACGCCGCAGGGTCTACGCGGCAAGCGCATCCTCGAGGACCGCCCACACATTGCCGGCATCTGCCGGACCATCCGCGAACTGCGCAAGCAGATTCGGGGGCGCGCATGAAGGAAATGGACCGCGAGCTCAAGGCCGACGTGCTGCGCCGCCTGCAGGACCAGTACGGCCTGACGCCGATCAAGGGCACGAAGTACATGCGCAAGGGCGAGTGCCCGACGTGCGGCAAAAAGGAGCTCTACACCCTGGTCGACAGCCCCTGGTTCATCCGCTGCGGGCGCGGCAAGTGCGGCGACACCTGGCACATCAAGGAAATCTACCCGGAACTCTTCGACGACTGGAGCAAGCGAGCGCCGGCCACCGACAAGGACCCCGTCGCCTCGGCCCGGGCGTACCTGGCCCATGCCCGCGGCTTCGACCTGACGCTGATCGATGGCTGGTACAGCCAGGAAAACTACTGGGACCGCGACCTTGAGATCGGTAGCGCGACAGTACGCTTCCCGCTGAAGAAAGGCGGCTACTGGGAACGCCTGATCGATCGTCCGAGCCGCTTCGGCAAGAAGAAGGCGCGCTTCAAGCCGGGCGACAGCCCGCGCGGCGTCTGGTGGTGCCCACCCAGCGTCGACCTGCAGGAGGTGAAGGAGCTGTGGATCGTCGAAGGTATCTTCGACGCCATCGCGCTGCTGCACCACGGCATTGACGCCGTGTCGGCCATGAGTTCCAACGCCTTCCCCGAGCAGTCTTTGCGCGAACTCGCGACAGCCCGTGGCGGCAAGCTGCCGAAACTGATTTGGGCGCTGGACAACGAACCCGGCGCCCACAGGTACACCCGGCGGTGGGTGACCGAGGCGCGTGCCCTGGGCTACGTCTGCGAAGCGGCCCAACTACCGCAGCGCAACAACCGCAAATTCGACTGGAACGACCTGCACCAGCGCTGGATGTTCATCGATGACGCAGCCGAGCGCGTCGCGCAGATCGAGAAAGACCTCAAGACCGCACGTCATGAGGGCGCGCTGCTGATCGCCGAGAGTGCCGCCGAGAAGGCCCTGCTGATGTACGACTGGGGCAAGCGCGGTGAATTCCACTTCCGCTTCGCCAACCGCCTCTACTGGTTCAAGCTGGATATCGAGAAGTTCAACAAGGCCATGCAGAGCCTGGAGGACAGCGACAACCACGACGACCAATTGCTGAACCAGAAACAGATGCGCGACAAGGCCCTGCAGCAAGCCGGCGGCGTCGTGGAAATCGCCAACTGCTTCCCCCAGGCCCTGTACTTCCAGCGCAACGAGGTCACAGACGAGAGCTGGTACTACTTCCGCATCGATCGCCCCGACGACGAGAGCGTGAAGAACACCTTCACCAGCGCCCAGGTCGCGGCGGCCAGCGAGTTCAAGAAGCGCCTGCTCGGCGTGGCGGCCGGGGCGATATTCACCGGCAGCGGCGCGCAGCTTGACCAGATCATGAAGCTGCAACTCACCGGCCTGAAGACGGTGGCCACCATCGATTACCTGGGCTACAGCCGGGAGCATGCCTGCTACGTCCTGGGCGACGTGGCGGTGCGCGGTGGCGTGATCGAAAAGGCCAACGCCGAAGACTTCTTCGAGTTCCAGAAGCTGCGCCTGAAGACCCTGCAGCGCTCGATCAAGCTGCAGATCGCCACCGACGCTAAGGACTACCGCCCGGAGTGGCTGGACTGGCTGTGGACCTGCTTCGGCGCCAAGGGCCTGGTGGCGCTGGCGTTCTGGTTCGGCTCGCTGTTCGCGGAGCAGATCCGCGCCGAGTTCCAGTCCTTTCCGTTCCTCGAGGCCACCGGCGAGGCCGGTGCCGGCAAATCCACGCTGATCACCTTCCTGTGGAAGCTGCTCGGCCGGGCGGACGAGGAAGGCCAGGACCCGTCGAAGATGACCAAGGCGGGCCTGCGCCGCTGGCTGACCCAGCTGTCGAACATGCCAATGGTCATGCTCGAGGCCGACCGCAGCGACAACAGCCGCGCCGGCGGCGCAGCCAAGTCCTTCGACTGGGACGAGTTCAAGCCGCTGTTCAACGGTCGCGCGTTGGGCGTGACCGGCCAGAAGACCGCCGGCAACGAGACCTACGAGCCCCCCTTCCGCGGCACCCTGGTGATGAGCCAGAACGCCACGGTGCAGGCCTCCGAAGCGATCATGACCCGTATCGTGAAGCTGCACTTCATTCGCCCGGAGATCACCCGCGAGAGCCAGGCCGCGGCCGACAACCTCAACCACCTGGACGTGCTCGAGGTCAGCCACTTCCTGCTGATGGCCATCCGCGCGGAGGCCCGCGTGCTGGAGTGCTTCCGCGAGCGGCTGAAGGTTCACAGCGCGACGCTGCGCGGTCTGAAGCAGATTCGTATCGAGCGGCTGATACTCAACCACGCGCAGATGATGGCCCTGGTCGACGCACTGCGCTTGGTGGTGCCGCTGTCTGAGCACCAGCTCGCCTGCGCTCAGCAGACCCTGATGACGATGGCCCTGGAGCGCCAGGACGCCGTCAACGCCGACGCGCCCGAGGTGGCCGAGTTCTGGGAGGTCTACGACTACCTCGAAAACCTCAGCGAAGAGCCGGTGCTCAACCACAGCAAGAACCCCGGAACCATCGCCATCAACCTCAATGAGTTCGTGAAGCTGGCCGCCGACCACCGCCAGAAGGTGGCCGACGCGGCAACCCTGCGCGACCTGCTGAAAGAGTCCCGCCGGCACAAATTCATCGAATACAAGGCCGTCGACAGCGCAGTGCGCGCGGCACACGCCCGCCAGAACCCTTTCACCAACCGACCCAGCACCGTCAAGTGCTGGATTTTCCAAGCCTGACCGGCGCGGCAACGCCGGAACTGCAACCCCAAAGGAGAGACACCATGCAACTGAACGTAGAACGCGGCGCACGGATGACCGGCAAGACCATTCGCCTGCGCCAGGCCGCACGTAAGGCCGGTCAGGAAGAGCACCAGATCATCAGCGGCAGCCTCTACACATCGTTCGACCTAGAGCTGCTGGTGCGCCACCGCATCAGCCACGGCGCCAAGGTGATCTGCATCGACGAATGCAGTGAGCAACAGATCAAGCACCTGCGGCACCTCAAAGGCGATATCCCCAGCGACCTCACCATCCACGCCGTTGTAGCGAACTGACCGACGACCCTCGACCCGGCGCGGCAACGCCGGGGCCACAAACCGATAGGAGAGACACCATGCAACCCCTCCCCCACGACTATCTGCAGTTGATCCATGACTTCCAGGCCAGGCAGCAGGAGAACGAGGTAGCCGGCATCACAGCGTTGAAACGTCTGCTGCCGATCGCCCAGCGCGACAGCGGCCAGAGCGGCGTGATCGGTCGGTTCCTGCTCGGCCTGTACAACGGCCAGGCTCACCGCTTCGACCTCACCGAACTGCGCGGACTCGACCCAGCGCTGTTCGACGCTTGCCTGTCCGTGCTGCGCATGGACTACGCCCCGAAACAGGAAGTGCATGAGTACTTCGAGGACGGCGACGCGATCTGGCAGGACCTGCGCAAACGCTGGGCCGCAGCATCGCTGCCGGCATAGGGAGACTGACTGTGGATGTGATCGACCAGGCCAACGAACGGGCCGAGAACATGATCCAGGCCGCCCTGGCCCAGCGGACGAACACTCGCCCGGCGCCCAGCGCCCTCTGGTGCGAGGACTGCGGCGAGCAAATACCCGAGGCTCGCCGCCAGGCCGCCCCAGGCTGCAAGTGCTGCATCAGCTGTCAGGAACTGCGCGAACACCCCGCGCGGCGCTGAAGAAGAGGCGCCAGGGAGCGGCAACTCCCTGGCGCCGACCACCCCAAAGGAGAGACACCATGCAAGCGAATCAACCCCAAGGCGGCGACGCCAAGGCTAGCACAGCCACGTCAGCCACCCGCACTCGTCCAGCGATGGCCAGCAAGCGGCTGGACCTTCCGAGCACCTGCGACATCTGCGGCAACGCGCGTTCCACCGGCAAGCACCAGCGCTGCAGCCGGATTCGCCAACAGGCCAAGGCGGTCGAGTGGGCCAGCTACATGGCCAACCTGGCGGCCAAGAAAGCGCAGGGAGGGCGTCGGCATGCTTAAGCGTACCCTCTACCACTTCCACTTCTGCTGCGGCCTCGGCGGCGGCGCCGCAGGCTTCAACCGGGCGCGTCCGCGGGTCGGCAACGTCGAGGCCGAATGGGTCTGCCTCGGCGGGATCGACGTGGACCCAGCCGGCCTGCGCGACTTCGAGCGACTGGCTGGTGTCCCGGGCACCCTGCTGGACCTCTTCACCCGCGACCAGTACGTGCGGTTCCACGGCAAGGAGCCGCCGGCGGGCTGGCGGGAGGCAACCCCGGAGGACATCCGCCGCGCCGCGGGCGGGCGCCGACCGGACGCCGTGTTCATTAGCTCGCCCTGCAAGGGTGCCAGCGGCCTGCTGTCGGAGAAGATGAGCCTGACCCCGAAGTACCAGGCGCTGAACGAGTTGACGCTGCGCTGCATCTGGCTGATGGGCGAGGCATGGGCCGATGACCCGGTGCCGCTTATCGTCTTCGAGAACGTCCCGCGCCTGGCGAGCCGCGGCCGGCACCTGCTTGACCAGATCAACAGCCTACTCGGCGGCTTCGGCTACGCCGTGGCGGAAACCACTCACGACTGCGGCGAACTCGGCGGCCTGGCGCAGTCCCGGAAGCGCTTCCTGCTTGTCGCCCGCCACGTCGAGAAAGTGCCGCCCTTCCTGTACGAACCAGAGAAGAAGTCGCTCCGCGCCGTCGGCGACATCCTCGGCCGCATGCCGCTTCCCGGCGACATCGAGGCCGCCGGCCCAATGCACCGCGTACCGTCCCTGCAGTGGAAGACCTGGGTGCGCCTCGCCCTGGTGCGCGCCGGCAGCGACTGGCGCAGCCTGAATGACCTGGCCGTCGAGGACGGCTACCTGCGCGATCTGATCATCGTGCCGGAGTACCACCGGGGCGTCCTGGGCGTGAATCACTGGGGCGATTCGTGTGGCGTTGTCGCCGGCGCGAGCCGCCCGATGAACGGGCGGTTCTCAGTCGCGGATCCTCGCGCGCCGGCAAACGCCCTGCAGTACCAGCAGTACGGCGTGCGCCGCTGGACTGACACCTCGGGCGCCATCATCGGCGTCAAGTCGCCCGGCCAGGGCACGTACTCCGTCGCCGATCCCCGCGGCCAGAGCTTCGGCAAGTACCCCGTCACCGACTGGGACGGCCCGTCCGGCACCATGATCGCGGCCAGTACTACCGGCCAGGGTGCTTTCGCAGTAGCAGACCCGCGCCCGGGCGGCGTCCGGCACAACAACGTGTTCCGCGTCGTCAGCATGGGCAGCCACGCCGGAACCATCACTGGCGGGCACTCGCCGAGCTCCGGCGGCCAGGCTGTTGCCGATCCCAGGTACCACAACTGGCACCCTGGGACGAGCAGCCGCAAATTGCACGTCGGCGAGTGGGGAAGCGCTACCGGCACGGTCACCGGCTCCCAGCAGGTGGCCAGCGGCGCTCTGTCGATCGCTGATCCGCGCGTGCTCGATCGCACCAAGGGCGACGCCTACCTGACCGGCGGGCACTACGGCGTAGTGGGGTTCGACCAATCCGCCGGCGCGGTGTCGGCCAGTGCGCGGCACGACAACGGTCGATGGAGCGTCGCCGACCCGCGCATGCCGGCGGCGAACGACCGGCTCACCTGCATCATCCAGTCGCTGGACGGCACCTGGCACCGGCCCTTCACCACCCTGGAGCTGGCCGCGCTGCAGAGCCTGGTGGACCCGGAGGAACAGTTGATCCTCGACGGCCTGAGCGACAGCGACTGGCGCGAGCGCATCGGCAACGCCGTACCACCGGCCGCGGCCGAGGCCATCGCCGGCGTGATGGGCACCACCCTGCTGCTGGCCGAGCAGGGCGAGACGTTCATGCTCAGCAATACGCCTATCTGGGTGCGCCCGGTTGCGGTGGCGCTGAGCGTCGCGCAACAGGAGGTGCAGCAATGAAAGCCCTTTCCCCACGCCAGAGTGACATCTTCGCCGCCGGCGCCCAGCGCCTGCAGATGACCGAGAGCATCGAGCTGACCATCCAGAGCATGCAGGCCTACGGCGCAGACCATGAGCACTGGGCTGTGGCCTGGTCCGGCGGCAAGGACAGCACCACCACGCTAACGCTACTGATCTGGCTGATCGACACCGGTCGGGTCAAGGCACCGAAGACGCTGACCGTGTTCTACGCAGACACCCGTCAGGAACTGCCACCGCTGGCCATCGCGGCGCGCCAAATCATGGATGAACTGCAGGACCGCGGCATCCACGTCGAGGTGGTATGCGCACCGCTCGACAAGCGCTTCATGGTCTACATCCTGGGCCGCGGCGTTCCCCCACCGAACAACAACACGCTGCGCTGGTGTACCCGCCAGATCAAGATCGACCCGATGCAGGCCGCCCTGGAGCAGCGACTGGCCGCGCTCGACGGGAATGTGCTGATGATCACTGGCGTGCGCCAGGGCGAAAGCGCCATCCGCGACAAGCGGATCGAGATGTCCTGCGGTAAGGACGGCGCCGAGTGCGGACAGGGCTGGTACCAGAAGGTCCTGCCCGAGGCAAAGGGCCTCAAGGGACGGCTCGCCACCCTCGCACCACTCCTGCACTGGCGCGTCTGCCACGTCTGGGAGTGGCTGAAGCACTGGGCGCCACTTGCCGAGTTCGGCGACTGGTCCACCGCGATGATCGCGGACGCCTACGGCGGCGACGAAGCCGAAGAGATCAACGCCCGTACCGGCTGCACCGGCTGTCCGCTGGCCAGCGAGGAGAAGGCGCTCGAAACCGTGCTGGCCATGCCGCACTGGGCATACTTGGTGCCGCTGCGCGGCCTGAAAGAGCTCTGGCGAGAACTGCGCGAACCCCAGCACCGCCTGCGCAAGGCCGGCATCGAGCGGCTGAAAGACGGCAGCATCGCCGCGAACCCCCAGCGCATGGGACCGATATTGCTGGAGTCCCGCCTGTTGGGCCTGGAGCGCGTCCTGGCCATCCAGACCGAGTGCAACGCCGCAGCCAACCGCCTCGGCCGCCCTCACATCGACCTGATCAACATCGAGGAAGAGGCCCGCATCCGCGAGCTGATCGCCGCTGGCACCTGGCCGGACGGCTGGCATGGTGGCGAACCGATCGCCACCATGCCTCTCGACAAAATTTTCGCCGACGGCGCGGTGCAGCCGCTGCTGTTCTGCTGAGGACTGCACCATGCACGACTTACTCAAGATGCTGGACAACCCGCGCAGCTTACTGAACTTCTCGCTGGCAGTTCTGGTTGTCCTGGCGGCGTTCTTCATGTTGAAGAGCGGCGCGCAAGCTGATTCGAGGCCCGTCATCGATGCCCAGAAAACAGGGGCCATCATTCTAGTCAGTCCCGAGGGAGACAGGGCGGTATGATCAAGCAGCCCCCGGGCACAATCCTGACCTTCGAGGATCTGCAGCAGCTAACCGGTTACACCAAGCGCTCTGGTGTAGAGCGGGCACTGCGTAAACAGGGAATCCGTTGGTTCTGGGGCCGTCACGGCCCTTGGACCACTGTAGAGCTGATTAACCAGGCCGGCGGGCTGCGGCCGGCGACTCAGGAGCAGTACGGCGTCGAGATTCTATGAGGCGATCCAGGAAGCAAAATCCCAACATCCCCCCGCACATCGACCAGGCCGCTATCCCAGCGGCCGTTTTCTTTGACCACCGCGGCAAAGGTACCTGGTACACCCTGCACCGCGATGAGGCCGGCCGGCAGCGCCGGCAGAACATCGCCAGCAGTTCGGCCACACTGGCCGAGCTGCACAAGATCATGGAGGTGCGCAACGGCATCGACCGCGAGAGCCTGAACCACCTGTGCGAGCAGTACCACGACAGCGCCAAGTTCAAGCGGCTCGCGCCGAAGACCCAGGACAGCTACACCTGGTCTCGCGACGTCCTAGTCAACATCCCCACCAAGCTCGGCAAGCCTCTCGGCGAACTGGCCGTGCGCAAGTTCACCCCCGCGCTGATCCAGCGGATCATTGACCGGATCGCCGACGAGGGGACACCGTCGAAGGCTGCCCATGCGCTGCGGTACCTGCGCCTGGTGATGCAGTGGGGGCGCAACCGCGGCTACCTGGACAACAACCCGGCCATGGGCATAGAGGCACCGGTAGAGCGCAAGCAGCGCCGCCTGCCGTCGCATGACGTGATGCAACGCCTGATCGACCGCGCTCGCGAGCTGGGCCAGCTGAAACGCGGGCAGAAGGATGCTGTGCCGCCGCACCTGAGCTACGTCATGGAGCTGGCCTACCTCTGCCGGCTACGCGGCATCGAGGTCGTCACTCTGACCGACGCCAACGAGCTGGCCGAGGGCGTGCTCACCAACCGGCGCAAGGGCAGCCGCGACAACGTCGTCACCTGGACGCCGCGCCTGCGCGCTGCCTGGGACGCCGCCAAGGCTCGCCGCGCCCAGGTATGGAAAGCCCGGGGCACGGCCGTGCCGGTCAACCCCGAGAAGCGCTTCATCATCACCGCCGAGCACGGCGGGCCGCTGGGCAAGTCTGGCCTGGACACTGCCTGGAACCGTTTCATCCGCAACGCAATCACCGCAGGCGTCATCACCGCCGAGCAGCGCTTCGGCCTGCACGACCTCAAGCGCCGTGGCATCACCGACACCCCCGGCACCAGGGCCGACAAGCAGGAAGCCAGCGGCCACCGCGACGAATCCATGCTCGACATCTACGACCTGAGCGTCCCGAAGGTCGCCCCCTCCGCTCTCTGA